CAAGGGGGTGGTGGACTATAAATGATGACCTAGATAAATTAATTTGGATCGTGAGAAAGCAGGGCGAACGAATTGAATTTCTTGAAACTAAAATAGAGGCAATGTATACCTAATGACTAACGGACATTCAGCAGAAGCAATCGAAGCAACAAGAGGGCCCGACTACAACGAAGGGCATGACTATCACGCTCAGGAACTTAGAGAGCGCCAACACCAATGGCAAAAATCAGACATGAAAGACATTGACGCTCAAAAAATGAGGGAAATTAGAATGCAAATACTTGGCGAGAAAGACGACACACGCAAGATGACGATTGCGCTGAAAAGGCCCTTCGACCCGAAAGATGTTAAGATGAGGAAGGGNGGTGGTGGACGACAGTTCCATTACATAGACGCTCGTCACGTTATGAAGAGGCTTGATGATGTGTTCGGTCTAGAAAACTGGCAGACCAAATACAATGAGACTCAATCCGGCAGGGTTCTCTGTGAACTCAGCGTATGCATCAATGACAAATGGATAACAAAATCTGATGGAGCCGGAGACACGGACTTTGAGGGAGCAAAGGGTGCAATCTCGGACGCTCTTAAGCGGAGTGCTGTATTGCTCGGAATCGGGGCGTATCTTTATAATGATTCCGCCTTTAAGAACGGAACACCTGCCCCGTGGGCCACACCAGAAGGNTATGATAAACTGGTAGCGAAACAGCATTCTAATAAAGACAGTGATGAAAAATGGATTTCCGATTACACTGACGAGTCCCTACGTGGTCCAGACAAGTGAGCCACTGGTACAACAAAGAAGGTGATCCTTGTTACGAGGTCACTGGAAAGAAGGGCAAGAGACCATCCACCCTGAGAGACGCTAGGAAATATAGCTGGGTTCCTTCCGTCTCAACGGTGTGGGGGGATATAGTATCTAGGCACATGCTGAACAAATGGATTCAAACGGAACTGATGAAAGCGTTCCACGAACAGATGAAATTGAGGGCAGACTCAACAGGGATATTATCTTTCGATGATATTGAGAAGCTGGCTCGGAGCGAGTTCAATAAAAAACAGCAGAAGGTAATGGGCCGAGGCACAGACATACACGATCATTTGGAAAAATATTTCAAAGGGGAAGAAGTTCCTGAGGAATTCCAACCCTTGTGCAAGGGTGTTGATGCGAAACTAAATGAGGTTTGTGGCCCTCAAGAATGGGAAGTTGAACAGTCCTTTTCCCATCCACTAGGATATGGGGGAAGGACTGATCTTTCCAATGATGAATGGATAGTTGACTTCAAGACAAAAGAATTCCCTGACAAGCCAGACGTTAAGAAAATGGTATACGATGATCACGGAGTCCAGTTGGCTGCGTATGACCAAGGGATACCTGTCAACGGATTGACAGGGTCCAGACGACTCCTTAACTTATTCATAGACGTTGGCGAAGGCCATCGTGTTCTTGAATGGGAGCACGAGGACATTCCCCGCTTTAGGGAAATGTTCAATAGTGCTCTCTCTTTGTGGAAACTTACCAAGAAGTACAACCCTGAGTGGCATATCATATGAACGTAAATAAAGCAATTTTAGTTGGAAGAGTGGGGGCAGACCCCATCGTTAGAGAGACAGCCAAGGGGGACACAGTCTGCAATCTCTCCCTTGCAACCAACAGTGGCTACGGTGATAACGAAAAAGTTGACTGGCACAAGGTCACCTTTTTTGGTAAACTGGCTGACACTGTGAATGAGTACGTTACCAAAGGTCAGCAACTTTATGTGGAAGGACGTATCTCCTACAGCAAGTACACTGACAAGGAAGGTAACGAGCGTCATGGAACCAGTATCATAGCCGGTATGATGCAAATGGGTTCCAGTATGAATGGTGGTGCGTCTGCCTCAGAAGAGGATGACTCGCTCCCATTCTAAAGCGGTCTATACTTGGCAGGATGATGACGAGCAGGTCTCGCGAGTCTATTATCTAGCGAAAGAAGTATGGGCTAAACGGCATAAGCCTACACCAACGAGGGGGAATACGTGGGGGGAATGGTTCCGGGATCATACCGGAATGTCCCTCCACCAATTCTCCGACTGGGCTAACGAAAGGAATTTAAAAGAACGTGAACAAAAAAAGACCAAAAATAAAACTAAAGGAAAAAGAAACAGGTGAGGTAAAGGTTTTGGATTTTGTTCAGAACGATTCTAAACAGGGGTTCTGGTGCATAGATGGAACTGGCGAATGGAAATGGTACACTCATGACAAATGGGAAAGGGCGAAAAAATGAAGGAGTGGCCTCTTCAAGAGAGTGATATAACTGAAGACGTTTGTAAGTCATGTGGTATATGTTGCGAAATAGAACTCAAGCCTAACTGGAAAAAGCCCAGACAATTTGAATGGCTCCATGCAATTGTTGAGAATCACGACAACATAACGGATACTGGAAAAGGAATACGAATTCGTTGTTCTCATCTAAGAAAGACGAAACATTCCACTCACCCGTATTGGGAATGCGATATCTATGAAGATAGGCCCCAGCTATGCAGTGATTTTAATTGCGTAAGCTGGGCCAAATACAGCGATGACCTCACCCAATACAACATGGTGTTAAAAAAACTGGGCATGGTTTCAGCCCCTAATTTACCTGAAGAACCCCGAGGACCAGACACATGAGTCAGATGATATCTGAATACCAAGGCATAATCCACAAGAGCAGATACGCACGTTACCTAGACTCCGAAGGACGTAGGGAGTCATGGGATGAAACGGTTAATCGTTACACCAACTATATGGAATGGATATTAGCCGGGTATTCCGTAGGCGACTTTCCCAAGGAAGTTAAACAAGCAATCCTTGATATGGAAGTGATGCCCTCTATGAGAGCCTTCATGACCGCTGACCCTGATCCCGGAACAGGTGCCCTGACTAGAGATAACATGGCAGGATACAACTGCGCTTACCTTGCCGTGGACCATATAAGAGCATTTGATGAATCCCTTTATGTCCTTCTATGTGGAACTGGTGTTGGGTTCAGCGTGGAAAGGCAATTCATTAACCGTCTTCCGGAAATTGCTGATGAATTCCATGAGTCAGACACAACCATCGTTGTTTCTGATAGCAAGATAGGATGGGCTAAAGGATTAAGAGAATTGGTTAGTCTCCTCTATCAGGGAATGATTCCCAAAGCAGACTATAGTAGGATTCGCCCATCTGGGGCGAGGCTCAAGACATTTGGTGGCAGAGCGTCCGGGCCCGATCCTCTGGAAAGATTGTTTGGACACTATATACACACGTTCCAGAATGCTAAAGGTAGACGACTGAACAGCATAGAATGTCACGACCTCATGTGCTGGAATGGAGAGAGCGTAGTTGTAGGTGGGGTCAGGAGGGCAGCAGAGATAAGCCTGAGCAACCTGACTGATGAAAGGATGAGACACGCAAAGACAGGGCAATGGTGGCTAGAGAACCCACAGAGAGCCTTGGCGAATAACAGCGTGTGTTATACCGAGAGGCCCGACATGGGTATCTTTATGCGTGAGTGGCTTTCCCTTTATGAATCGCATAGTGGAGAGCGTGGCATATTTAACAGAGAGGCTGTTAAGAAACTCATGCCCGAGAGGAGAGACAAGGACCACGAGTTCGGTTGCAACCCATGCAGTGAAATTTGTCTTCGGAGTGCAGAAACGTGCAACCTTTCAGAAGTGGTGTTACGCCCAACCGACACGATTGATGATGTGTCTCGGAAGATAGGGTTAGCTACCATCCTTGGGACTATTCAATCCGCGCTCACCGACTTCAGATACGTCAGACCGATCTGGAGAAAGAACGCAGAGGAAGAGAGGTTGCTGGGTGTTAGCTTTACCGGAGTGTTTGATTGCCCTGTGGTCTTGAATGCCACACCCACTCAGCTTGAGGCATGGAGAGGGTCGGCTATTACCATGAATCATATCTGGGCCAAGAAGATGGGTATTAACCCCTCTGCTGCCATCACCTGTATAAAACCGTCTGGCACTGTCAGTCAGCTTACAGGGGTATCCGGATCGGGCCTACATCCTTCGTACTCCAAGCACTACATCAGACGCATCAGACAGGACAGAAAAGACCCTCTGAATCAAGCCCTGATTGACGCAGGGGTCCGTTATGAGGATGACCCATACAACAAGGAGGCTATAGTCTTCTCGTTCCCTATGAAGGCTCCTGCGAGGTCACGCACCAGACACGAGGTGACTGCTCTACAGCATCTTGAGATATGGAAGAAGTTCGCTCTCCACTGGTGTGAGCATAAGCCCAGCGTCACGATCTATGTAGGTGAAGACGAGTGGCTAGCGGTTGGTGCTTGGTGCTACAAGAACTTTGATATAGTCAGTGGCGTAAGCTTCCTACCAAGGGCAGACGACAGCCACAGCTACGAGGTTGCTCCTTACGAGGAGATAACCAAAGAAGAGTACTCCACGTTTCCCAGAACGAAACCCATCGACTGGGAATCAGTAGTGGAANATGACGACAACACGGTTGGAAGTCAGGAACTGGCTTGTACCGGGGATAAGTGTGAAATATTATGAGCGGGTACGACAAACGGTTCCTTGAAAACCCTAACGCAGATTTATCTATAAAATATAGCCTCTCTCGCTCTGAGCAAATGATATGTATGCAACTAGCTTTTATGCGAGAACAAATAAGTCGCGCTGTGGGAAGGGTTGATCAGAAAATAGGCAACCAATCCGGGTGGGATACGGACTTGCAAGGTATAGGCGGAGAGTTTGCTGCTGCTAAAATATATAATGTTTATCCTAACATGGAACTAAAACCAGACAGCGGATACGATCTCATAATTAATGACAAAAAGATTGATGTCAAGACCACAGAATATAAGACTGGAAAACTCCTCTCAAAGTTAAACGCCCGTCTAGAAGAGGTAGATATTTTTATGCTGGTGATAGGTAAATTCCCAGACTTCAAATTAATTGGATGGACTCATGCTGAAACCCTTTGTAGGGAAGAGAACATTATGGATTTAGGAAGGGGTCCGGGGTATGCTATGAATCAGCGTTATTTAAATAAAGAAGAAATCAAATGAACTTGATGATCATCCCTGATGCCCATGTGCATCCTGACTACAACAACGAAAGGTTCAGAGCGGTAGGTCGGTTACTCATGGAAGAGCAGCCTGAGTGCGTTGTTTGCTTAGGTGATCTGGCTGACCTGCCGTCTCTGTCCTCTTATGATCGAGGTACAAAAGGGTTCGAGGGTAGAAGGTACAAAAAGGACGTTCAATCGGCTATCGAGGCCCAAGAACTATTGTTCGAGGAGATGAACCGATTCAACGCCAGAAAAAGAAGGAACGGCAAGAAGCAATATAGGCCACGCTTAGTGATGTGCTTAGGCAACCATGAGGATAGGATTACTAGAGCCACAAATTCACAAGCTGAGTTAGATGGGGCAATAGGTATCCAAGACTTGCAGTATGAGGGGTTCGGGTGGGAAGTCATCCCCTTCAAGAAGTGCGCTACAATAGAAGGGATCGCCTTCTCGCACTATTTCACTACTGGTATCTCTGGGAGACCAATCTCTAGTACCCATATCGGGCATACACTGGTCACTAAACTTCATTGCTCTGCCGTCCAAGGTCATTCTCATTTATATAATCATGCAGAACATACCAGACCTGACGGGCAAAAGATATTNGGTTTGTCTGCGGGTTGTTTCTCTCATCCTGATTACTCTGAAAGCTGGTGCATGGATACTGAACATCAGTGGTGGAGAGGGATTGTAATGTTAGAGGACTTAGATGGGGAAGGTTATTACGATGGTGTCAGGACAGTAACGCTACGGAAGATCATGAAGAAATATTCGTAATACTTTTCACGCAGCCTCTGGGAAAGGCTG